AGATCACCAGCCTGCATGACTGCACGCCATGCACTGAACAGATCGTTCTGAATCTTTGCGGGGTTATGCATTTGGTTTCTCCAAGTTGATTAGTTTCATCAGTTCCATCAACCTGAACCCGACAGGCTCAAGCGTTTTGTTTGCCTCGTATGCACAGCCTCGCTTGCCGTTGCCCAGTATTTCCTTGGCTGTCAGCACACGATCAAGCAGGTCATACAGTTCCTCTGTCCAGTCTTCGCGTTCTTGTTTAGTCATTTCATTTACTCCTGTTGTTGATAGCTTCGAGTGCCTCGTCAGCACAGGCACGCCAAGCGGCCTCGCTTATGAAGGTGTTATCCGTTGACCATGGCGGTGCAACCTTGGTTTGTTTTGAGTAGGCGTGTATCGCCTCGATCAGATAGGCTTGCATGAGCGCACCTTGTTGTGAGTGGGACATCAGATCGGTTATGAACTGGATGTTGGTTTTGTGTTTGACTTTGCTCATTGCACTGCTCCTGTTGTGATCTCATCGATCGGGTTGAAATCTGTGATGGTGAATGAGTGATGCTCCCCTAGGATGCGATCACCTGCATTGAATATGTGGAACACAAAGTTCCTGTCGATCGTGCTTCTCAGTACGTAGTCACGCATTGAGTCGGTCAAGTCCAGTGGCATGACAAGACAGCGTCCCTCCAAAGGGGTGTTGTCCTCGTGCCAGTAGCCCTCGACTTGAATTAGTTTTGCTGTACTCATTTGATTTCTCCTTGTGGTTGTGTAAAAAAGATTCAGTCTGAATCGGTTTCGATTCCATTGAGCGTGTTCCATGTGGCAGGAACCGCTTCGTTGTCTGTCATTGCTTCAATAATCTTGATTGCTTTATGCATCCGTTCGATCTTCTCCTTTCGTTCATCGGTTGGTGCAACCATCTGTCTACGCTCTAGCGTGGCGATCTCTTTGTGTGTCGCCTTCAATAATCTTTTCTTTGCTTCCTCGTGTTGGTCAGGCAGCATTACCCGCTGGAAGGGTACTTTGCGCTTGGCTTTGGGTTTGTGGGGCAGTTCAAAAAATGCGGTTGATATTCTTTCCTTGATCTTGGGCGGTACCCAGTCAGTCCAATGCTCGCCATCGTTGCTGATCGGTGACCCCTTGCCTGTGGCGTTGTGTTCCTTGGCTATCTGCATGGGCGTGTGCTCCAGTAGTCGAGAGGGGTGCAGTAGTTTGGCTAAGACTTTCTCCATCACTGCAATGTACGCATCGAAAGCGTCAAGCCTTACCGCATCTGTCAGGTCATACTTACGCCCAACCTTTGCGCTGTTGAGTTCGTAGCGTAGAGGTGCCAGTACATTTGCCCACTCTGCCTTGCGGTGAGTGCGTGTGATGCGGTTGATTCGCCTTGACTCCTTCATGTGTGCCACTTCAGCTTTGATTTGGCTTATGGCTTGGGGGTGTAGCTTGCGCTTCAATAATCTTTGATGCAGTTCGTTCGGTGTGAGGTTGATGTAGTCTTCGTACATGATAATTGATCCAATAGAGTAGAAGGAGGACAGTTTAACACAGGAGTGTCCGTGTGTGTTGGGCAGTTGCTAAGAAGCGTGTAAGGTCTGAACCCGCATGAACACTAGCGTTGAGCGAAAAGTGTCCGATGTATATAGTTATTTTTTGAAATGCTAAAAGGCACGGACAAAAGTAAACGTCCAAGAGAATGGAAAACTACACACCCCCATATATACTCTCTTATATATATATATAAATAAATAAAAAGTTATATATATTGGACGCAAATTGAGCCACGCCAGTGTTCATGCGGGTTGCGGGGTTACACGCTTCTTAGCAAGTAGGTTATAGGCACGGACAAAATCCTGCACCTTGTGTATTGCTTCAATAATCTTAGCGATTCAGACTGAATCGGTTTTGAAGTTCAATAATCAAACAAGTCACCTTGAATCTGTTGCTTGGCGAGCCAGTGATCGAACTGTTGCGGTGTGTAGGTACGCCCACGATCTTGGAGTCTGTCTCGCTTGTAGACGTAGACGACGTACTGACTGCCTCCATTGGGGTAATAGTATTGAAGTGCGTAGCGTGTCGCACCTAGTTGAACTGTCTTGACATCTTTGATGACGGGCATGAAGTAGTTACGCATGATTATTCTCCTGTGATGATGAGCATGAATTGAAAGCCTAGCAAGAACGATCCGCCAAGCGTAAGCAATGCCCACAATGGGGCAACGCCGTACTCGTTCATGCCGTTGAAGCCTACGATGATGGATGTCACGAGTGTGAGTGAGCACAAGATGTGCGATATGACTGTTGATGGTTTCATGATTAACTCCTTAGTTGGTGTGATGGATGCGGGTGTAACGGCTCATGGCTTTGAGCATTACCTTTTGTGGGATGAAGTTCAGCTTACCCCACGCTTTGGCTACGAGGTGTAGTTCGTTTGCAGGTACGTAGCGCAGTATGTCGTGCCGTTCGTGGATGAGGCGTTTTGCTTCTCGTGAGGGTGAGTTGTACATGATGATCTCCTAGGTTGGACAAGAAAAGAAACTACGCACAAGCCTCTCGCTCTGTGCGTATCTTGGAAAACGATTCAGACTGAATCGGTTTAGGCTGACAGGGCTTTGAGAACCTTGCGTTGCTCTGCGGGTGTGAGCTTCTTGAAATCGGCAATAATCTTAGCGACTTTGTCTGTAGGCTCAGTCCTGCCATTCGACTGTGCATGACGTGTCGTGCCCTTGAGCATATGCATGATGTCATTTTTGACAGTCTTTGCCGTGTTGTACTTTGCGTGGGTACTCACGAAGCGAACCTTCTCCGCCTTGATCTGCCACTCTGCACCTACCTTGGCACACGCCCACTTGATGACGATCGGCTCGCATTGCTCAAGCGTCAGGTAACCCGCACCCTTCATGCCCTGTATGAGCGTAGTGCGTGAGTCAGCGAATGTGTCGAGTACTGCAAAGGCTTTGGTTTCGTTAGCGATAAGTTTTGACATGGTTTTTCTCCTTGATGTCGTTGTTGCCTCAGGGCGAATCCCTATTGGCTGACTCCATTGTGCATACACCCCTTTCCGATAGGGGTTGAGCCACCCCAAAACGATGCAGTCTGAATCGGTTTTGCCCCTATGCGGAGCGTTTTTGGCCATATTCGACCCCCACCCTACCCCCACCAGCCCATATGCGAAGGGGTAGCACGCACATATGGGTACACTGTTCCACACCCGCAAATCAGAATTTTAAAATTCCGCCCACAATTCCTGACCAGAAACACCCCACCCCCCTAAAAATTTTAAAAAATTTCCAAGGATCAATGTCAAACGTTGGACAACACTATATAAAAAAATGCCCCGACCTTGTGAGCCGGGGCAAAAGATGGCAACTGTAAACCATCAAGGAGAAGCAATGACTTGCGCCATCACCGAAAAGAAGTGTACACTAACACCAACGAGGCAACAAGTGCGACGCCAGCACTAACCCTACGCAATGCTAGAACATTTGATTTACGGCGAGTTTCATCCAGAGGTGGTCGACGCCACCGCGGAAGTCCTGTCTTTTGAAAAGGCGGATACGGCCACGACCATCGATGCCAAAGTTAAAACGGCGCAGTGGCTCAAAGACTTGGAACTTGATGACGAGGAAATCGAGACCAAGGCGGATGCAGAAGCAGCGCGTAAATCGTTTGCCAGTATCGTGACGGGCCAATCTGTTGCAACAACGCAACAAGCATTGGCAAATGTAAAAGCGCCAGCAGCCGTACAACATCTAGTTGGGATGCTCACTGCCTACGATTGGGCGTTTGTCGAGCAGGCCAAGGAACTGCGGGGATACGCAGTGGCTCAGATCCTAGAAGAAGTCAAACACCCAGACGCACGCATCAGGCTTAAAGCCTTGGACATGCTCGGTAAGGTCACCGAGGTGGCGCTGTTTACTGAACGGGTTGAGGTCAAGAAGACAGAGATGTCTGACGTAGAGCTAGAGATGCGCATCAAAGAGAAGCTCAACAGATTCATGGGCGTAATCGATGTGGTCGACGTTACAGCGGACAAAGATGAAGCCTGAGAACTTCACCACCCTGAGTAAGCTTGAGCTAGAAGCTATGGCCAAAGCTTTGCCGCACTTGTCCAAACAGGAGAAACTGGAGCTTTTTAACGATTTGGACTTACGTGAGTCCCGCGCCAACCTACAGGCGGCTAAAACAAACATGCTGGGGTTTGCCACTGCCGTGTACCCCGGCTTTAAGATTGGCCCGCACCACAGGAAGCTGGCTAAAATTTTTACAGATGTGGTCGAGGGCAGGAAAAAGCGCGTGATTATCAACATCGCACCTCGTATGGGTAAGTCTGAGTTCTCGTCTTACCTGTTCCCTGCGTACTTTTTAGGTAAATATCCTGATAAGAAGATCATCATGGGCACGCACACTGCGGGTCTGTCTGAAGACTATGGCAGGCGCATACGTAACTTGATTGATTCTGATGAGTACAGAGAAGTTTTCCCCCAGACAATGGTGGCAGATGACCAAAAGGCTGCCGGCAAGTGGTCTACAAGCGCTGGCGGTCAGTACTATGCTGCTGGTGTCGGGGGCGCTCTTGCTGGTCGTGGTGCTGATCTGTTCGTTATTGACGATCCTCACTCGGAATTCTTCTTCT